CAGGGAGCATTGGCACAGAGATAGTTTCAACATTGAATACTTTGATGCTGTTGCCTTCTACCACGCAGCACAGGCCGAGGCGTTTGGGGCTGCTGCTAAGTTGTGCGAGGAAAAAGAGATTGAGGGCTACGCAAACAGAGTGCCAAAATATGCAGACGGATATGCCATTTCCGCTGCAATCCGCGAGATGGCAAAGGAGATGAAATGAAAAGAACACTTGCTACAACACTGGTATTTGTTTTTTGTCAGTTCATTTGGTGGTTGGGTGGCTATGACTTCGATCACAGAAGCCCATTAGTTGCTTATGGATTAGTCATCAGTTGTTTTATAACCGGATTGGTTTGGATATTTCCTAGGTGGGCTAAGAAATGAAGGAGAAACAAAATGCTACTGACTGACGAGGAAATCATCTACCTGTTTCCTGATACAGACGACGGCGACGGAGATATTCAATATGGCCGGGCAATCGAATCCGCTGTACTGGCAAAGCTGTGGGAGCAAGAGTCGGTTGCTTGGATGTACCAGCATGAGGACACAGGGCTTGTTGGATTCATTGAACAATACCAACTGGACAACAGGTTTGAGAAACTTAATCCACGCTTGCAGGTAACTAGGCCGCTCTTTGAACACCCTGCACCGATACCGGAAGGCTGGCAACCGATTGAGACTGCGCCGAAGGACGGATCAAGGGTACTAATCAAAGGTGACTGTACTGTAGTTGCCGGATGGCAAGAGATTACGGGAATGCACGGCCATATGGGATGGGCTATTGTGAATGACGCTTGGATGCCTAGTAGCGAGGCTAGATACTGGATGCCTTTACCTAAACTATTAATGGCAGCAGCAAGGAGCAAATCATGAATCCGTGGTTTAGACCTAGTATCCAGCAACCACGCTGGATTGCTAATACAGTAAAAACAATTTTTAAACCCTTGACAATTCCGCTAAATTATGGTAAAGATTATTGGGATACTTGGCATCAGGTATATAAACCAGAACGAAAGGATAAGAAATGAGTACATGCAAACAATGTATAAATTCACATTGGGATGTACGAGTGCGATCTAGGTATGGGCATGGTGATGGAGAGTGTTTAGCTCCAATTCCACAATGGTTAGACTGGTCTGGTAGCCCCATAATTGATTTTGATACAGATGTCACAAGATGTGATGCTTTTGAGCAGATAGAAAGAAATGAGAAATGACTCTTATGTTATACGTAAGGAACCTTGTCCAAAATGTAGGGAGTTAGGAAATGACAGAAGCGGTGACAATCTTGCTGTGTATAGTGACGGGCATGAGTATTGTTTTAGGTGCGGCTACATGGCTGGCCGTAGGACACTTGGGACAACAACTCCAAAAGTCACAGCAACAATTGCGCTACCTGCAGACGTTACTACGCAGTTACCAGTTGAAGCGCGAGCATGGCTTGGACAGTATTCCTTGGGAAGGCTAGACCTACAACAGAATCATGTAATGTGGTCTGATAAATGGTCTAGGATTATCTTCCCATACTTTAATGAATCTGGATTAATTGCATGGCAGGGACGTTATGTTGGCACAGACAAAAATGCGGCTAAGTGGTTCTCGCAAGGCAAAATCCACGAGATCATCCACCCTATCAAAGTGGTTAAGAGGGAGGCCATACTCGTTGAGGATATTGTATCAGCTATCAAGGTTAGCAGGTTTTGTGGTGCTATCCCCATCTTTGGCTCCTCGATTTCACAACAACACATGCTACGTCTCAAATTACTCGTAGATAGGGTATGGTATTGGTTAGACCCTGATATGCGCACCAAGAGCGTTTCTATGGCCTTTACGGGCAATCTATTGGGGCTAGAGAGTAACGTTATCTTCTCAGACAAAGATCCTAAAGAACATACAGATGAGGAAATATATGGAATTATACAAAGTACCAAATCATAGCTATGTAAAACTTATGGACACAGAAGAGATGTTTAAATTCTTCCATATTGATGGCATGTATAGCTACTGTAAAGACATGCAAGGAAACATTGTCCATCTAAGAGCATGGACAGCTGTAGATATTGTAGATAAACCTATTGACAATGTAGACAATATGTGATACCCTTAATTAATATATAATATATAAAGGAGTATATTATTAAAGAATATATACTATTACTAAAATACTTACTTATATATAATAACTATAATAAGTACTACTCAGTTATTGAAAAAAACATAGACACTAAAGAACTTAAGTATCTTTATACTTGTCTAACAGAATTACATTCCATGTATAAAAAGGATTTGTCTATAGAAGAATATCGTCTATATGTTTTATCCAAGTGTCTAGAAAAAGATCAGGAGATCTACAATGCCCTTCTAACGAACGTAGAGGGGTCTACAATCGACGATCACCTCATCAGTGATGTGCTGGTATCACTACGCAATAAAAAACTCGCCTACGACCTTGCACTGATTTCTTTGGATGTAAGTGAAGGACGGTCATCAATAGACAAAGTATTCCAAACCATAGATCAGTTTGAGAATAATAAACCAGTGGAAGAATTCACATTCATCTCAGGAGATCTAAATGAACTCTACAACGACACAATCAAATCACAAGGACTTCGATGGAGACTATCTACACTTAATCGAATGCTTGGCAGTCTTAGAAAAGGAGACTTCGGATTTATTTATGCAAGGCCCGAATCAGGGAAAACAACTTTCTTGGCTTCCGAAATTACACACTTTGCACAACAAGTTTCTGCTCCAATTCTATGGTTCAACAACGAAGAACAAGGAAACAAAGTCATGCTGCGGTGCGTGCAAGCCAGCCTTGGACTCACCTCCCTTGAACTCTTCTCAGCCATGGCAGCAAATCAATCTACCTTTAACAGTAACGGTGGACAAAACATTAAAATCTTCGATTCCGCCAGCATACATCGAAGACAGGTTGAACAACTTTGCAAGGAGCTTAACCCATCCCTTGTTGTATTTGACCAAATTGACAAAATCAAAGGATTTACTGACGACCGAGAAGACCTCCGGCTTGGGTCTATTTATATTTGGGCTAGAGAACTTGCAAAAACATACTGCCCTGTTATTGGAGTATGCCAAGCTGATGCAAGTGGAGAAGGCAAACGATGGCTAACCATGGAGAATGTAGCCAATGCTAAGACTGCTAAACAAGCAGAAGCAGACTGGATTCTAGGCATCGGAAAAACGCATGACACAGCCAAAGAATATATCAGACACTTACACTTGTCTAAAAATAAGTTGACAGGAGATTCTGATTCTGATCCTATGCTACGCCATGGTCGCATGGATGTACTAATTAAACCTGAGATTGCTCGGTATGAGGATATGGAATGACAGCATCTAAAAATCGCAAATCTTTGTACAAATGGGAGTCTGGAGAAAGACCGGGTAAAACCAAACCATCTAGACACTATAGACACTTTACGTTGCAACATCTTGTTGACATTGGTAAGATTATTCGTAATAGCTCATTACCTAATTGGGCTAAAGAAGAAATTGTCAAGGAGTTATCCAAGTATTTTTACAAAGATGATCCCTTGCTAAACATTGTCCAGTTTAAAATCATAGCTCTTTCTAATCTAGAGGATTAATATGTGACTACATTAGTATTTGACTTTGAAGGTGGTATTAAAAACAAATGTAACGTACATGACCCGGAGACATATGTATGCCTACTAGTAGCAAAGACTATATCCCAGAATTCTATTCAACTATTAAGTTTCAAAAAGCCGTGGGACGTTGGCCGTATAAATGAAATTCTTAATTCTGTTAAGCTTTTTGTTGGGTTTAATCTCAAGTTTGATCTCTCATGGCTTAGGCGTGAGTTTGGGTTTATCCCTGCTTTCGGGACTCGTCTCCATGATTGTCAGTACGCTGAGTTTATATTTAGTGACCAGACTATTAGATTCCCAAACTTAAAAGATTCCTGTGCAAAACGTGGTCTTGGTGAGAAATTTGATTATATTGCAGAAAATTATTGGGATAAAGGTATTGACACATGTGATATTCCAGAAAAGGAGTTAGAAGATTATTGTGTCCAAGATGTAAACATCACACATCAGTTGTATATAGAGCAGATGAAGCAGTTTGAAACGGACAAACAACATCTATACAAACTATTTAAGCTTCATATGCTAGATCTACAAGTGTTGCTAGAAATGGAATGGAATGGTCTTCTCTATAACAAAGAGAAGTCTTTGCAGTTAGCAGAAGAATATGATGCTAATATTCTTGAATTGGAAAATAAACTTAATCAAAGTATTGACTTTGAACTTAATTGGAATTCAAATGCTGAAAAATCAAGTGTCCTTTACGGCGGCCCTGTTAAACGCACAACAAAAGTTCCTGTTGGGCACTTTAAGTCAGGTCAACGCATTGGTGAAATTAAATACAAAAATGTGGAAACCATTACCGATTTTCCAAGACTGGTATCGCCTCTTGAAATAAACCAACAACAAGAGAACTTATCAGTTGCAGAGCCGGTTTTACGATCACTACGACCGAAAAAGGCAGTTGCTAAGTTGATTGACTTAATCCTAGAACGAGCAAAAATGGAGAAACTAAATGGTACATACTTAAAGGGACTACCCAAAAAACTTGACGAGATGAATTGGGGAACAGTCTTGCATCCTTCATACAACAACTGTGTTGCTGTCACTGGCAGGGTCGCAAGCTCCAATCCAAATGGTCAGAATATTCCACCAATAGGTAAACGTTTATGCGAAAGTAGGTTCAAATGACCATTGTGAATGTTGACGCTAAAAGCCTCGAATGGTGTACCTACTTACACCTTAGTCAAGACAAAGTCGGCATCGAGGAGTGGCACAATGTAGTTAATGATCCTAGTAAGTTTGACATTCATAAAGATAACCAGACAAAGTTTAATCTACCAAGTCGCTTGATTGCCAAGGTATTTCTCTTTAGATGGATTTATCGCGGACCTGCCTTTGCATACAGTCGTGATCCTGATTTTATGTCAGTAAGCAGTTCTCAGAAGTATTGGCAAGATGTTATTGACCAGTACTATGCTAAATATCAGGGTCTGTATAAAACTCACATGCAGTATCTTCAGACAGTAAATGCAACTGGTAGATTGACTAGTCCATTAGGACGGTCATACAAATTCAACAAATATCAAAAAGGACTTGGTAGTGAGTACTCAGAATATGAAATCACCAACTATCCCAATCAAGGTCTTGGTGCGGACGTTATGGCTGTCGCTAGGGTTAGTGCTGCTGCCCGTTTTTCTAAGTATAAGCTTCGTAGTTTACTTGTTAGCACTATTCACGATAGTATTACATCCGACTCACCGCCGGACGAGGTGGATACCGTTAAGCAAATATTCTTAGATGTATTTAAAGATCTACCAAAAAACATTGAGAAGGCTTATGGAATTAAATGGGATCTTCCAATGCTAGGAGAAGTATCTGTCGGACCTAATCTAAAAGATTTGACAGAAATTGCTTGACAATTTTAAAAAAGGTTGTTAAACTATATGTATAGAACTAGAAAATTATCTGCATTAGAACAAGATGCCATTACACTCTATACAAATTCAAATAGTAAATCAGTGCAGCTAATTGCAAAGGAGCTAGGATGTTCAGTAATAACAATTAGTAACATTCTGTTTAAGTTTGTAAATGGTTTTGTTAATACTAATGGGGTTTGTATTGATAAGATACCACGAACATATATGAAGTCTATGCCAAGGATCTCAAAAAACCCTTCTTATGAAACACTAAAACTTGCAAAACAAGAAACCAAAACATTAGGTTTAAAACTATTAACTAAGGATTAACACATGCAAATTCAAATTCAATTTATTAGTGCTGATGTAGAAGACAAAGGTAAATACAAGATGGCAGAGATTGCTTATAAAGATCTTGTCAAAGGACAAGTATCTTCTAAGAAACTCATGTCATTCTCTAACCCTGTTGTATATAAGACAATGGTTGATGCTAAAAAAGGTGAAGTCTATAACGTTGAACTCATTAAGAATGAAAAAGGGTTTTGGGATTGGACTAATGTTGCTTCATCTAATTCTGTGGATACCTCTCAGGCTTCACCCGCAGCCTCAGGTTCCAAAGTTAGCGCATCACCTAAGTCTACCTATGAGACTGCCGAGGAACGTGCTCAGCGGCAGATTCTCATTGTCCGCCAGTCATCAGCAGCAACTGCCGTTTCAGCACTCAAGACTGACAAAAAAGCTCCAACTGCTGCAGAAGTAATTGCTTATGCTAAAGAGCTAGAAGATTATGTCTTTGGTAAAGATGCCAGTCCTATTCCTCTAGCAGATCTACCAGTAACCGATGCTGAGGATGATGATATTCCTTATTAATACTCACAGCCCCTTCAGGGGCTATTTGGAGAAAGAATGAGTCTACGATTGTATGATTTTAAATGTTTGGAATGTGAATTAGAGTATGAAAAGCTTACACGACTAACAGATGCACAACACTGTCCCAAGTGCAATTCAGATCGAGTAGTGCGTATTTATACAAAATCACAGTTTAAAGTTGGTGGTATTGGTGTTCATGATAGAAAGATGGCTGTATGATTGCTTTAATCGATGGTGATTTGGTAGCCTATCCTTGTGCAGCCAGTTGTGCAGAAGAAGATCCACTAGATGTAGCATTATTCCGTTGTGATAAACTTATGCGTGAAATCCTTGAGGCTAGTGACTGTGAACAGTATCAATTATTTCTTTCAACTAAATCTAATTTTAGGAAAGAAATTAATACTGAGTACAAAGCTAACCGCAAAGATATGCAGCCACCTCAATGGTTACAACAATGTAAAGAGTATCTCCTAACAGAATGGAATGCAAAAGTCAAGGAATATTACGAAGCTGATGATCTTCTAGGTATTAACCAGACAGATGAAACAGTTCTTTGTTCTTTTGATAAAGACCTATTGATGATTCCGGGCAATCACTTCAACTGGAAAAAACAGCAGTATGGAGATCTAACTAAAGTAACCCACGAAGAGGGGCTATTACATTTCTATTCTCAAATGCTCATTGGGGATGCTACCGACAATATTTTTGGTATTGCTGGTCTTGGTCCTGTAAAATCTAAGAAGTACCTCAGTTCAGCAGAAACAGAGCAGGATCTTTTTGATCTTGTCTATCATAAATATGATGATCCTAAACGCTTCCTGATGAATGGTTGCTGTCTCTGGATATGTCAAGAAGAGGGAGTTACATGGGCAAAGAAACTAAAAAGTTCCGAATTGATTTTACCAAAGGAGTTAGAACAAGAGCTGGATCTGATGTTAGAATCTATGAAATTTTTTACGAGCGATACCTAAACGGAGCTTACTACTCAGAAGATGATGATACATGGTATCCAAGTCAGTGGGATTTTCAAGGCATGTATGCAAGTAAACCATCACAACTGGATCTAGTTAATGTCTGAGCGAAAACGGCGTAGTAAATTAGAGTTAACCTTTGAGGATATTCTTAAAGAAGGTAAAGCTGAATATGATTATGAAGTAACTAAGATTAATTATATCGTACCAGAATCCAAGCACGTTTACACTGTGGATTGGACATTACCTAAGAATATCTTGCTGGAAACCAAGGGCTATCTAAGTGACTCACAAGAACGTAACAAATATGTCTTAATTAAACAGCAGTTTCCTGACATTGATCTTCGCTTTATCTTTGCAAACAATAAAAAATTGTGTGGGGGTATGAAGACAACTCATGAAGCATGGGCCATTAAAAATGGCTTTAAGTACTGTTCTATTAAAGATACAGATATTATTCAGAGTTGGATAGAGGAGAGTAGATGATAACACATCTCATTATACCAGACACACAATGTAAGGATGGACAAGATTTTGAATTTCTTAAACGTATTGGTCAATATATTGTAGAAGTACAACCAGAAGTTGTTATTCATCTAGGTGACTTTGCGGATATGCCTAGTCTATCTAGCTATGATGTAGGAAAGAAATCCTTTGAAGGTAGGCGTTATACTAAAGACATTGATGCAGCTACAAAAGCTATGTCATGTCTTCTTAATCCACTGTATTCTTATAATGTTGCAGCAAAGATACAAAAGAAAAAGCAATACCATCCACGAAAAGTAATGCTTCTAGGAAATCATGAGAACCGTATTAATCGGGCTGTCAACGATGATCCAAAATTGGAAGGACTCATTAGTACAAAGGATCTCCCTTACAGTGACTGGGAAGTTCATGAATTCTTACGACCTGTTTTTATTGATGGGATTGCTTATAGCCATTATTTCCCCACTGGAGTAGCTGGTAGAGCAGCTACTACTGCTAGTGCTATGGTCAGTAAGCTCCACATGTCATGTATTGCAGGACATCAACAAGGAAAACAAGTGGCTTACGGCAAGCGACCTGACGGGTCTACTATCACTTGCGTCATTGCTGGTTCTTGTTATGAACATGATGAGGATTACCTAGGACCGCAAGGAAACAACCATTTCCGTGGTATTCTGATGGCTTATGATGTACAGAACGGCTCCTTTGATGAACACTTTGTTTCACTTAAATACTTGGAGCAGCATTATGCAGAGTCCTGAGCATTACCAAGATACTAAACTAATGGATCTGTTGATTGATCGCCGAGTACCTTTTGCTGAGGGAAACATTATGAAGTATGTTTTCCGTTGGCAAGATAAGGATGGTATTAAAGATCTATATAAAGCAAGAGACTATCTACTAGCAATAATTGCACATGAGGAAATGAAGAATGCAAGCTAATCAATACCAAGAATGGACAATGAGCACTGCGATTTACCCCGGAGCAGGTACTGGTCATGATAATGAGCTTACCTATCTAGCACTAGGTCTTAATGGAGAAGCTGGTGAAGTTGCAGATAAAATCAAAAAGTACCTTCGTGATGGTAAGTTGGATATTGGTGGTATTGTTTATGAGTTGGGGGATGTTTGTTGGTACATCGCTAGGTTGGCAGATTCCCTTGGATATGATTTTGAGGATCTTCTTACCATTAATCATGCTAAACTAGAAGACCGCAAGCAGCGTGCAGCACTTCAAGGATCTGGTGACATTAGATGACAATTCAAAATTATAAAGAACACCTAGAAAATAAAACTGAAAAGATTCCAATTGGGGGTTGTTGGATTTGGACTGGTGCAAAACATCCTGATGGATATGGTTCAATTAAATATAAAAATCAACCTTGGAAAGTACATAGACTTTCATATTTAGTTTATAAAGGTGAGATTGCCGAGAGTTTGGTTTTGCATAGTTGTGATAACCCTTCTTGCATTAATCCAGAGCATTTGTTTTTAGGTACTGCCTCTGACAATATGAAAGACATGGTTTCTAAAGGACGAAAGAAAGGTGGGAACTATAAACATGGACGTTACGTTAAAGCACATAACACCCAATGCAGTTGAGTTTATTGGACAACTTGCCGGTATTTGTTATGGATCTAAGAATGAACCTGCCGCAAATATTAGACGAGCCATTCACTGTAAAGATAGTGGGCATTTAGCAACACTTAGATTTGCAACGGCAACGTTTCATATTAGTGGAATTAGTCGTGTTTGTTCTCATCAATTCGTACGATCCAAGCACCTAGACTTTCTTCAGCGTAGCCAACGTTATTGTAAAGAACTTAGTAGTGATGTAGTTGTTCCAACTCTAACTGAAGAACAAGAGGAAACCTACTACTCTGCTATTGCTTATGCACAAACTGCATATGAATCTTTACTTAATCTTGGAATGAAGAAAGAAGATGCACGTTTTGTACTCCCAGAAGCCACTTGTACAGAGTTAATTGTTACTGGTAATTTCCAATCATGGTTAGATTTTATTAAATTGCGTGCAGATAAACATGCACAAGAAGAAATTCGCACAGTAGCTAAGACAATCAATAATATTCTTGCCAAAGAATTAAACAACCAACTTTTTAATTGGATGCCTTAATGAGTATATTACTAACTACACTGTTGTCAGCACTGGTTCCAGTAGGTGTTGAAGGAATCAAGCAAGGGATCAATGCACTTACTGGTGGTGTTAAACCTACTACAGTCGCAGAACAGATCCAACTGGATGAGCAAGACATCAAGCGTTTAAACGCCATTGCAGCCCTCGATAATCCGGGGGGCACACCCTCCCAATGGGTAGTAGATTTGCGTGGCTCTGCGCGTTACCTAGCTGCCTTTGTGAGCATTGTGGGAGGTACGGCTACTATCTTTGTTCCAGATATTCCAGTTGAAGTTAAGTTCATTGGTCTGGAAGCTGCTAGTATTGCCTTTGGTTTTCTATTTGGTCAGCGCATTGTGACTAACTTTAAGAAATAATCATGACGTTCGACGATCTTAAGGAACTTCTTAAACATGAGGATGAAGTAACAGTAATTGAACTTCTAGATTTATCTAGTGTAGAATTAGTTGACATTCTTGAAAGTTATATTGACGATAAACAAGACAAACTACGAGCTTACTACTGTGAAACTACCGAAGACGTGGGTTGGGAAGAAGAATCCAACCAATCCAATTAAGAAGCAACAACACGAAGCTAGAACAATAAAAAAAGTTCTACTGAACTCTCTAACAGAGAGTGAATGGAAGCAACAGGTGAGAGAATATGCAACAACAAAGATTTAAGAATAGCTTTGCAGAGACAATCTTTAAAACTAAATATGCACAAGGACCAACAGATACATGGGATGCTCTTGCTGAGCGTCTTGTAGAAGATGTTTGTGGTACGCGGTTTGGCAAAGATCGTGCACTAATGTCTCAAGAAGATCGAGATCAACTTGTTCAATATGTTAAAGAAATGAAATTCGTACCGGGTGGTCGTTACCTGTGGTATGCAGGTCGTCAGAATAGCTACTTCAATAATTGTTTTCTACTACGAGCAGAACATGATACGAGGGAAGAATGGGCAGACCTGACACAACGAGCAGTGAGTTGTCTAATGACTGGGGGAGGAATTGGTGTAGATTATTCTATTCTACGTCCATCAGGGAAGCCGCTGACGCGTACTGGTGGATTGTCAAGTGGTCCAATTCCACTGATGCAGATGCTAAACGAAGTTGGCCGAGGGGTGATGCAAGGTGGGAGTCGGCGATCCGCGATTTACGCAAGTCTCAATTGGCTACACGAAGATATTCCTGCTTTCCTAGCAGCGAAGAACTGGAGTCAGCGTATTAAGGATGCAAAAGCTGAAGATTTCAATGCTGCTGCTCCACTAGACATGACTAACATCTCTGTTAATTATGATGATAAGTGGTTATATAATGCTGATCGTGCTTCTCTCCATACTTTCGTAGAGAATTGTCGTCAAGCTATGATGACAGGTGAGCCGGGCTTTAGCTTTAACTTTGGTGATAAACAGAATGAAACCCTACGAAACGCTTGTACAGAAGTTACGTCGGCGGATGATTCTGACGTATGTAATCTTGGTAGCATCAACATCAGTAATATTAAGGATCTGGAAGAGTTCAAACATGTCGTTGAACTCGGTTCAAAGTTCCTTGTCTGTGGTACGCTCCGAGCCGATTTGCCGTATGACAAAGTCTATAAGGTTCGAGAAAAGAATCGTCGTCTGGGACTTGGGCTTATGGGGATTCATGCTTGGCTCCTCCAACGTGGACAAGGATATGAAGTAACTCCAGAACTACATAAATGGTTGACAATCTACAAAGAGGAATCAGAACGAAGTGCTAATGAACATTGCGAACGGTTGTACATTTCCAAGCCAGTGGCTTATCGAGCTATTGCACCGACGGGCAGTATTGGAATTCTTGCCGGAACTACCACAGGTATCGAACCTTTGTTCGCAGTTGCCTACAAACGTCGTTACCTTACTGATGGAACAAAGTGGAAGTATGAGTACGTGGTTGATGCAACTGCCGATCAACTAATTAGAGAATATGGTCTTGATCCAAGTAAGATTGAGACTGCTTATGGACTATCACATGACTACGAAAAACGACTCAAGTTCCAAGCGGATATTCAGGATTATGTGGACATGTCAATTAGTTCTACCATCAACCTCCCCTCTTGGGGTACAAAAGGTAATTCGGAATCGGATGTATATCGTTTTGCAGAGACTCTTAGCAAGTATGCTCCCAGACTGCGAGGTTTCACTTGTTACCCAAATAACAGTAGAGGAGGTCAACCTTTAACCGAGGTTGATTATACAGAAGCTTTAGCTCATAAAGGAATAACATATGAAGAAAATGATGTCTGTATAATTGGTGGAAAAGGAGGCACTTGTGGCGTCTGATGTAGATATTGCATGGGCTGCTGGTTTCTTTGATGGTGAAGGTTCTACATCTGTGTTAAAAACACAGAGAGACAAATATTCATACATCAGAATGTGTGTTAATCAAAAACTACCAGAATGTTTAGAAAGATTCCATAGCATTGTACAATATGGAAAGATTTATAAAGCTAATAAACGTGATATTTATAGTTGGGATTGTTATAAACAATCGGATGTTCCAAAAGTTTTAGAAATGCTGTGGCCCTACCTATCCTCTGTAAAACGTGATCAAGCTATACGTGCACAAGAGAAAGTAAATAATAATAAAAAGGAAGCCAATTGAACGAAGACTTCAAGAAATTACTACTAGAAACAATTCAAGATCTAAAGAAACATCCTGAAGGTAAAGATGGTATCGCCTTTGTCACTGACTTCGATGAAGAACCTGAATGGGAGGTTGCACTAGTCTTCAAGAAAAAAACAGCAGTCCATTAATTTTAGACAAAACAAAGCCCTCAATCCTTTCGGAAAGAGGGCTTTTTTTACATCCTGATTTTCTTATGCCGTTGTTCCAATAATCTTCGTAGAGTCATGTCATTATGTTCTTGATAGGTATTTGGTAAAGCTTGTTGCTGCTTATCAGAGTACATATTTTGATTTACTAAATTATTATATAGATCTGGTAAAGAATAACTATCGGTCCATACTTTAGATTGGCTAGGATCATACTGACGTTGAACAGTGTCTCTATTCTGTAGAAAATATTGTTGTAATGATTTTAATAGATCGTCTTCATTCACTTAAGAACAGCTCCTTTTCAGCCGCACGCCTTGCAACGAGGCCTTTAAGTTTTACACCGCCGGCAAACACCCACTTATCAAACTCCTCAGCAGCACCCTTGTAATCGCCTTGGTTGAGTTTCTTTCTAAGGGTTGACCCTAGTAGCTTACCTCGACCAAGATTGAACACAAAGCTCGCTAGAGCGCCTAGTTGGTTCTCAGTAAGAGGAACTTTTACAAGCTCCTCCACACCATGAACAGCATCTTGGTAATCATTCTCAAGTAAAATCTCAGCTTCAGCTTTAGTAATAGTTCTACCAAGCTTTACACCGTAAGTATGACCATAACCAATAGTAGGTTTTCCAGCAGGACAAAGGTATGCCTTTAGTTTACAACCTTCAAACTTCTTAACAATATCCAATCCGGTCATTGCGAACTCTCCTGTAGTGCCTTGTATGATTTACTCATGCGCTGCATTTTAAATGCATTTTTCTCACTGTTGATAATTCCTAAGACAAGTTGGTTTGGATAGCCAGCCTCAGTTGCAAACTTAAGAGCACGCTCCATAGTTTTATCAATATCTCCACCATAAGAAAAATCTGTCTTAATAGTTTCAGTTACATACTGTGGAGAGAGTTTCTGACCATGACCGACCACACCAGACAATTTCTCGTTAAAGGATTTTTCAAGGGCTTTTCGTTTGTCACTAATTGCGGCCTCGCGTTGGTTTGCAAGATTCGAGATTTCACTTGTAAGTCCTCTATTATAAGAGCGTAGATTAGTATAACTAGTTACACCAGCATCCTCTGGTCCCATCGTATACATAGGACGACCAGTTCCCTTAGAAACCATAACATTGTTGTTATTAACTAAATACTTCTTTTCTATGGTTCCGCGAATTGCTGTTGGAAGAAACACTTCTAAAATACGTGCCTTGTCTAAATGAGAAACTCGATTCTGTGGATCTGCGATGTCCTGAATCCATTTTACAGTTGCTGGAAGCTCCGTCGCCATTTCCACCATTTTTTGTGGAATTGGTGCTGAGAGTAATGGAACATTGGCTCTGAAGCTACCCTCTGTCCATACACCTGTGGCCCTAGACAAAGGACTAACAGCAACATTAGGATGTTCTTCTAATAGATACTGTCTAGGAGACTTCATATCAGGAGGAATCATACCAGTTTTAACTGCACTCCAATGTAGTTTTTCTGCTACGTCCATCGGAATTGTGCCGTT